GTGTCATAATATATTACTTTGATAGGAACTGATCAATATCTTTATTAAATTTATCATCAATTATTTTTTCATTTTCTGGAGTTGATCCAATAAAATCATTCGTTTGTGTTTCATCTCTTAAATGACCCCATAATCCCTCATTGTGGTTATATCCGTATTTAAGTATCTCCATTTTATTACTTTTTGAGCTTATACTTTTTAACATTTCACCAGAATCTATTAATGCTTGTCTATTTTTTTTTCTTGCTGTATAGGATTTTATCTGACCTCCAAATATATTCTTTGAACTATTAATATTTTTTTTAGTCCCTTCGACAGATCCTTGAGCGTACCCAGATAAGTAATCATTAATGATAGTTGGCATTTTATTGGATAATTTACCAAAATCAAAGTTTGTTTTTATCTTTAACTTCATTCGTCATCTTTATCATTGGTTACATTAGCAATTGGTTGACTTACAACAATATCTGCATTTTTTTCTTTATTTTCGTCAATAATAGACTGTGCTTGTTCTAAAGATAGGTCTTTATTTTCTCTTACCATAATCTTTGCTTGAGTGATAAGATTATTTTTTAAATCAAAGTCATCTTTTAAAATTTGATCTTGAACTGTTTTTGGATACTCAACTTCTTGAAAATCAACGCCAAACTCCTCTGGAAGAGAAATACCATTATATTCAGCAATAACACGCTCAACACTATAGAAATCTTTCTCATAGAGTCTCCATAGGGCAATATCATCATAATAATCCTCTTTTCTTTCCATATCTTTGATCATTAGTGAAATACCACTAGGAACTTCGCCACCAGATTCAGCCCATTGTATCCATAGATGATTATTCATGGCAATCATTTCCATTTGGAACTTAATATTCTCAATAGCCTCAACAATATTGCCTTGAGGGCTAGTAATGTTGTATTGTCCCTCATCTCCCATGTCTAGAATAGTATCAGAACCAGTTCTGAGTAAACTTTGGTCAGAATTAAGACCTGTAACCCAGGGCTGACCAAACATATTAAATCTCATGCCAAGATTTAACTCAGTTAGGGCTATATTGACTTGTTCGTTGCAATTAATAATATCAGACGCTCCCTCAACAAAAAAAGAATCAATTTGGTCTTCTCTATGAGTAAAAACAAATGGAATAATGCCATATGGGTTATCTTTCTCCTGAACCATGTTACCATCTTCATTCATTATGCCGTATTTTTCATTATCCCAGTATTCCCATTGTAAATTCTCAGCATTTGATAGATCTGCTGTACTATTTAGCAATGGATAGATAATTGCACTTGGTTCAAACGGATTATCTTCAAAATAGGACTCAAAGTAGTAAATAGGTCTATAATCAAAGAATCCATCATCTCTCCAATGCACACGATTGGCAATAGTACCGATTAGCCTAGTCATTCTCTCAGCGTGTTTCATTCTTACGTCTTTTGTTGGAGTTAACTCATCATATTTTTTAGTAGTTCCCCCGACATTCCTTTTTGCCCCTAAACTATAGATTCTACTGATTTTATTGATAAATTTTCTAGTAAAATTAGTTAATGAGGGGGGTATTTCGTTAAAAGCATCCCCATTAAAGTATCTGTTGATGTATTGATCGGTAGATACCCCTGAATAGTAATCTAAATGTTTTCTAATTTCATTTCTTCTAGAATGAGACATCATAAGCTTTGTCTCTAGCAATTTATCTTTTAATAATTTTTCAATCATCTTTGTATCCTCTTCATTTCCCTATTTTTCATTGGAAATCTATTAATGATGAAATATCTAAAAGCATCGTTTCCGTGATCGTGATATCCATCTTTTATTGGTTCTTCTTTTATTGGTTTGCCGTCTTCAGACTCTGGGTATCTATATTCCTCAAAATCTTCTATGACCTCTGTGCAATTTTTATGTACATGGACTCTTCTAGTGCCATCTGCACTCTCAAAGAATCCCCTGGTATGTGAAACGCTATTAACAACATTTCTACTCATACGATTTCTCGTAAACAATACCCTTATCCCACTTTTTCTAAATATTTCCATGTCTCCAGCACCACTTTGACCTTGAACATTAGCTCCAGCAGGATCTCCATAGTATGATAAGACTGGGTATCCTTTAACTTTTATCATTTTAATTAAATCTTCTGTTTTAATATTCCTTTTATGTAAGATGCAGTCAAATACTCTAATATGGTCAATATTGCCATCAAATTGTGTTTGTATGAATAAAACAGCGGGTTGGCGATATCCAAAGTCTATGCTGCAAAATGTTGGCAGATTGGGATCGTAGGGATAGTCCCCCACATCCAAATCTCTATGAAAATTCCATACTTTCCCCTCAAATATTGAAAATTCAGCCCCAAACTCCTGTCCAAAAAGTTCTTTTGACATATTTCTCTTACGTTCAACTATTGCTGGATCATCTAACCCCAATGGAAATTCATGCTGATTTTTCCACGATGGTGAAGTGTAACTTATCCACTCATCGTCTGTTTGTCCTAATTTATACAAATCATATATCCAATTTCTGCCCTCTGGTGTAGTAATAAAGATTACTTTTCCTTTTCTACCAGCAACAGTAGGGGATAAATACATATCCCAAATCTTTTTATTCATCTTGGCTACTTCATCAATTACTAATAGGTCAAGACCTTCCCCCACTAATGAATCTGCATTGTCCGCTGACATCCCCTCTACAGTAGTTCCCCACTTAAAGCGAATATACATATCTTTTTCTGATGCTTTATCAATATCATCTCCATGCCCAATAACCATACGTTGCCAAATTTCTCTAAAGATTAATCGTGCTTTCCTATATGACATTCCAACAACCCAAATCCTTTTATCAGGTTGTGATGCTACATAAGTAGCCTCCATAGCACTAGCCCAGGTTTTGCCAAATCTTCTCCCACATACTATAACATGGAATCTGGCATCTTGTTTTTCAGGGTAGTGTAATGCTAATTGCCCATCATGCGGTTCATATCCTAAGTAGTTAAACCACTTTTTCTTAAATTCATAATTTTTTTCTTGCATTAGATTACTATTATAAGTTAGTTTATGATGTATCTATTATGCAAGGGAATCTTGTATAAAATAATAACTCACTTAAGAGGAAAAAATGTCAGAAGAACAAACCATCGAAACAGATGTAAAACAGGAAGCCGACACACAAGTCGAAAATAATGTACCGATTTCAAGATTAAATGAGGTTATTTCAGAGAGAAATCAACTCAGAGAGAATCTTGAGTCTTTTAAAACGAAAGAGGAAGAAGATCGAAGAGCGAAACTTCGAGAAGAAGAGAAATGGCAAGAACTCAATGCAGATCTTGCTAAAGAAATAGATTCTTACAAACCTTACAAGGATAGGTGGGAATCAATGGATGCTCGACTTCGAGAAGGTGCTTTAGCTCAACTTCCTGAATCTAAACGAGAAAAATTTACCGATGTTGAAACTGAGGTTCTTTTGAGTATTGTGGAAGAGTTTACTGATGTAGACAAAATAAATCCACCTGACAGGCAGGGAACAATCCCTACAAAAAATACAAGTGATTGGACTGCTATGCCTGATGATGAACGAAGAAGAAACTGGGGGACAGTATTGGAATCATACATGAAAAGGTAACTTAAATGGCTATACATTATCAAGGTGCGCCTGTAACAACTACGACTGACCAGCATTTCATTCCTGAAATTTGGTCAGATGGAATTTATAAGTTTTTTGAACGTAAAACTGTATTTCGTGGTCTAGTTGATGACTATTCTGCACTTGTCAAAGGAAAAGGTTATGGTGATGCTGTTAACATCCCAGAAATGAGTATAATATCTGCTTCTGCTAAAGGAGCAGGTGCTGATGTAACTTATGATGCAACTGCAACCACAACCACTCAATTAGCAATTAATAAACACAAATATGTCGGAAAATTATTTGAAGACATAGCTCTCATTCAGTCAGAGGCTGATTTAGTAGCTAAGTATGCAAGAATGATGGGTGAGGCTCTTGCTCGTCAGGTTGATGCTGACATATGGGCTGAGTTAGATGGATTGAATCAAAGTATTGATTTATCCGCTGACAATACTCTAACCGCTGCAGTTTTTGAATCTGCTTTAGCAAATCTAGGCGAAAATGACGTACCTTATATGGATGGCGAATGCTCAATGGTTGTTAATCCAACTTTATTTGCAGACATTCTTAATCCATCTGCTGGTATTGCTCAGTATTTTATCAGAAATGATGCAGTTGGAGAAGGCAACAAAGGACTAAGGTCTGGAATGGTTGGATCACTGTATGGTATAGATGTTTATATGTCTAATACTGTATCAAGTTCTGGTACTGATGGTACAGTTTCTGGAGCTATTTTCCATAAATCTGCCTGTGCTTTTGCTTCTCAACAAGAAGTTAGAGTCCAGAGTGAATACTCAATAGACGCATTAGGTACGAAAGTAGTTAGTGATTTATTGTACGGAGTAAAGATAATTGATGATTCGGACAACATCAAAGGTGTTGCTTTCGCAAACATTTAATTAACTAATAGTATCTATGTGGGGGTGTGGTTTCATGCCCCCACAAATTTGGAGATAATATGCAATATTGGAAAAAACATAACAGTGGGCAAGTTCAAAGATTGGAAGATTCAGATTTAGATAAGCACCCTGAAAAATTGGAGCATCTGGAAGTAAATGGCTGGAAGAGAGTAATGGGTCAAGAAGATCACTCCCCATACAAAGAATCTAAAAAATCTAAAAAGAAAAAATAATTAGACACACAGTCTCGTTCACGCTGTTGTCATAGCTTAGAGAGGAAGAAAAATGGCAGACATTCACACATATTCAGTACAGGAGGCACTCAACACCACAGTTGGTGGCGAATGGACAGTCGCTAGTGCAGGAACTGCTGGTAGTTCAGCTAGTACAGGAAACACAACACATCTATCATTAAAAGCGGCAACTGGTGCTATCGGAGTATACAGTGCTGTGCAAATATATTTTAATTTTAGTGCAACAACAACAGATGTAAACGCATCTAACGATCTATTAATACCCCCAAATACACTTACCTTTATTACAATTCCCAGGGGATTAGGTAATACTGTATACTTCAATTATAATAGCACAACAACAAGTACTGGTTCAGTACGAGTGGTGGAAGTCTAATGTTTGGTGGAATGGGTAGCTCCGCAACACCTGATCTAAGTCAGGGCGGGGAAATTAATGGTGACATCACAATCACAGGCGATTTAAAAGTAGAAGGTGGTGGCTCATTTACATACGATGAGATAATTGAAGGTACTTTACAAACTCAAGGTAAATTAACAGTTACAAGTAGTTCTGGTTTAGATATAATTAATACTGGTAATAATACAGTATTTCATATCCCATCGAGTGCTGCATATACATTCGGTACACAGACTAATAATCATATGTCTATGTGGACAAATAATACAGAAAGAATGCGTATTACTAATGCAGGTAAGGTTGGAATAAATGTTACAGCTCCCGACCACGAGCTACATATTAAAGCAGCAGATTCAGGTCATTCTATAATGACAATAGAGTCAGGGAGTGTAAATCATCAAGCATTTTTAGTCTTTGAAGCAGACAGAGCGTCTGACGGAGATTATGTAGGCAACCTAGAATTTACAGTTGATGGTTCAAATAAGATTGCACAAATTACTGCAATAAGAGGAAGTGGCGATACTGTTGGGGATTTAAGATTTGATACTTCTGCTGTTGAGCGTATGCGTATTGATGAAGCAGGAAATGTTGGAATTGGAACTACCACTCCATCAGTTGGTAGCACTAAAGGTCTTGATATTGAAAATACTACGACAAGTAGTTCTACAGAAGGTGGAGCATTAAGACTTTCATCTAATGATGGTGCTGTTATGGCATCGGGACACAGATTAGGTGTTCTTGAATTTGGAGGAGCTGAAGATACATCAGATACAATAACAGTAGGTGCAAGAATTGAAGCAGTTACAGATGCTATTTGGAGTGCTAGTGAGAATGGTGCTGATATGGTGTTTTATACTACTGATGGAGATGCTAGTCAATCAGAAAGAATGCGTATTACTGCTGATGGTAAGGTTGGAATAAACGAAGATGAACCAGAAGAAGCATTAGATGTTATAGGCAGTATTCAATTTAGTAGTGGTCTAGTTTGTAAAGTTGGAGCATCTACAAAGGGCAGCATAAATGTCTTGGCTTCAGGAGATGGATTACAATTTAAATCAGGTGTGACTAC